TAGGCTTCCGCGGCGATCCCGACATTCCCTGGGACTCGCAGGCAGAACTCGACCTCCTGAGGGACCTCTGCCGCAAGGACTTCTGGACCTTCTTCCTCTACGCCTTCGGCGCCTGGACGAATCCTCGAGGAAAACGCTGGATCGAGCCCGAGGTCCATCGTCCACTGGCCGAATGGTTCCAGGCTCACGTGGACGAGTGGATGGCTGATCGCGAGTCGGGTCGGGGCCACCAGAAGCACCTGGCCATCCTAATGCACCGCGAGGTCGGCAAGACCACCATGATCACGCGGGCGGGCCAGCTCTGGCTCCATCTCAGGGACCCGGAGTTCTCGAGCTACACCGGCTCCGAGAAGAGCGAACTCAGCATCAAGATGCTGCGCGCGATGAAGGCCGTGATGGATGGCACTGATCAGGACTCCCTATGGGCCAAGCTATACGGCAACTGGGCCACGTCGGCGACAACCTGGACCGGCAAGGAGATCGTTCACGCCGGCCGACGCAACACGTCGCGCCAGGATCCCAGTTTTGGCGTCTTCGCCGTCGAGACCTCGATCACCGGCGCACACCCTGACGCGATCTTCTACGACGACCCGATCAGCTACGAGCGGCTCATCACGGACACGAACTGGATGAAGACCGTGAACGAGCAGGTGTCGTCCCTGTTCCCCACCTACCAGAGCGATGCAATCATTGTCTGGGTAGGGACGCGCTACGGGGACGATGACCACTTCGGGCTTGCCTTCGACGCCGAGCGGGGAGACGGGATCGCGAGCTTGAGCGGGATGGAAACAGACTCCATGAAGATCGACCCCAACGGNCTATGGCACGTCTACTTCATGGCCGGCAGGGACAAGACGGGCAAGCCCACCACCCCCAAGGTCTGGAACGACGCCCGACTTTCGCGCTATCAAAGGCGGGACCCCACGAAGTATGCTGCCCAAATCATGAACGACCCGTCCATCTCCGAGCACAACCCGATCACCCGCGAGCAGATCGAACAGTGCGCCATAGAGCCGAAGGATGTGCCGTGGCCGGCACTCAGGTATGCGCTCATGACGGACCTGGCGCTCTGGGATGGGAAGTCTCGCGTGGCCAAGGATGAGACCGTCTACATCGTTCACGGCTACGCTCGTGACGGCTCCGGGGACGTCTACATCATCGAGGGGGACGGATCTCCCATGTGGCGCGGCGAGGACTTCAAGAACCGTCTCGTTGCGCTCTGCCAGCGATACCGCAGGATGGGTAGGAAGATCTTCCGGGTCACCGGAGACTTGAGCATGGCCGGCCTCAAGGGCGTCTGGGCGAACGACCTAGCGAACGCCTTCAACGACGCAAATGAGCCGTTTCCCGGCGGCAAGCTGCTGGAGTTCAGCCGAGGCGGTCAGAAGAAGATTCAGAGGATCGTGGCGGCCGCCCACTTCTGGGTCGACGGGCACGTGAAGTGGGTCCGAGGAGCAAAGGGCGTCGACCGGCTGACGGAGCAAATGGCCAAGATTGGCCAGATGATGGTCAATCCCAAGCTCAAGGACGACTGGGCCGACGCCCACTCGGACGCCTTCCAGCCGGAACTCTACTCCCCCATGCGTCGAAACGAGCCGCGGCGCTCCGGCTACGACAGGGGTGCTACGGCCATCAGGACCGATGGACTAGACCCCTACGACTACGGCTACGACGAGAGGCGACAGTGGTACGACGAATGCCCGAGGCCACCGCTGCGGCAGGGGGAGTGATGCCGAGCCCGATCTACACGGAGCGAACCACCTGCCGTTCATGCCAATCGAAAACCCTGGTTCACGTTCTATCGCTCGGCGACCAGTATCTATGCGCCTTTCCCCAGCACGTGGATCCTGGCCTGCCCAAGGCCCCCCTGACCCTGGTGCGCTGCGGAGTCTGCGGCCTGCTCCAGTTGCTTCACTCGGTTGAGCGAGATCTGCTCTACGGCGAGTACTGGTATCGCTCGAGCGTGAACCAGACTATGCGGGAAGCCCTGAAGGATCTGGTCAATGACGCGCTGAAGTTTGTGGATACAGGTGCGTGGCTCGACATCGGCGCCAACGACGGATGCCTCCTGTCACACGTTCCCGACAAGTTCCACAAGACCGCCTGTGAGCCATCGAGAACCTTCCACTCACAGCTGGAGGAGTTTGCCGACGAGGTCATCCCGACCTACTTCTCGCGCTCGGAAACCGAGAAGTCTTACGACGTCATCACGTCTGCCGCGATGTTCTACGACCTCGACGACCCGCTCTCCTTCTCCAAGGACATCGCCGCATCTCTGGCCCCGAACGGCATCTGGATCAACCAACTGAACGACGCGCCGACGATGCTCGACCGCAACGCGTTNGACGGCATCTGCCATGAGCACCTGTGCTACTACACGGCNCACGACCTCGAGGCTCTCTACCGAAGAGCGGGACTGAAGATCATCGCCCTCAGATTCAACGAGATCAATGGCGGCAGTATGCGCGTGTTCGCCATGAGATCGGACTCCGGAATAGGGGAGAAGAACCTGGCTGGATATCCCAAGGTCTCTCCGGTTGACGCGGAGGAGTTTTCGGACAGGGTGCTGAGATGGCGGGAGATCATGCATTCGGTCTTGGACGGCGGCAGCCTCAAGTACGCGCCGATCTGGTGCTACGGGGCGAGCACCAAAGGCTCGACGCTGCTTCAGTTCCTCGGCATGAACGAGAGATTCTATGCGGTGGCGGACCGCAACCCGGCCAAGCACGGTCGCTTCATGGTCGGCAGTTGGCTACCGATCACTGACGAAGTGACGATGAGGAAGGCGAAACCCCGCTGTATGGTAGTTTTGCCATGGGCGTTCCGAGCGGAGTTCGTTGCTCGAGAAGCGGCGACCAGGAAGGACGGGACCATCCAGATGTTCCCGCTGCCTAATCCAGAGTTCGTTCTCTAGTGGAAGACGGACGGATAGCCATCCTCTGCCCCACACGGGACAGGCCAAAACAACTCGCTAGCCTGGTCGAGTCGGTCATGAAGACCTCAACGAACGCCAGAGTCTATGCGTACATAGACGAAGACCAGAGGGATTTGTACGCGCCCATGCTGAAAGAGATGGACCCAGCGAACAGGATAACTGTATTCCACGGCAACCGGGTGGGGCCGGCCGCTAGCGCTAACGGCCTCCTAAGATACATCGAGGCGGATTGCTACGGCTTGATTACCGACGACTCCAGGATTCTAACTCCGGGGTGGGATGCTTGGGTGGAAGCAACCATCGACTCGTTTCCCGGCAGAATAGGCCTTGTCTCTCCGGCCCATAACCACGGACCCCACGTGGATATGCCGTTTGTTTCTCATCAATGGATTAGTCGCCTAGGTTGGTTTGCACAACCGGGAGTGCGACAATATTGCTGGCCCACGCTGCTTTACATACTGGCCCTAGAGATTGGTCCTGACCGCGTGCGCCGCGCATCCACCGGCGAGTTCTTCATACAACATGATGAGTTGTCGGCCAAGCCCGAGAGCTTCAAGGACGACTCTGCCGAGTTTTACGCGTTTTTGATTGCCCGGCTTCATCGGTGCGTGGACTTGCTGACTGACCGCGCGGCCGGTACTTGTCCACACGGGTTCCACAAATCGTTTCCGCCCAACGGAGATCTTGGTGAATGGATTGCTGGCCATTTCGACCCAGGATACTCCGGCTACGCCATAGACGTTGGTGCATCGGACGGAGTGTCCGTGAACACGACATACTCACTAGAGAAGTACAGGGGGTGGAATGTCCTGTGCGTGGAGCCCAACCCGCAATTCAGGGCCAGCCTGTCTTCTAACAGGAAGCTCGTCGTAGAGTGCGCCTGCGACGCAGAATCCCTCCCAGTCGCCCAGTTTCATGTGCACATGGATTGTGCGGAGGCATATTCATCCTTGCGCCCCACTAAGCACCATCCCCGATGGAAACCAGAACCGGACGCGAGGTGGGAGGTGACGGATATTGAGGTTAGAACATTGGAGAGCCTCTTGGACGAGTATAAGTTCCCTCGCCTTGATGCCCTGTGCGTAGACACGGAGGGCACGGAACTAGATGTCTTGCGCGGCATTGATCTGCACAAGTGGAAGCCAAAGGTCGTTGTGGTCGAATCGTGGGACGAGGGTGGAGTACTAGAGCCGTATCTAGCCGATTGTGGCTACCGCAGGGTATGGCGACAGATCGTCAATGACTGCTACGTGAGGGACGAATGAGCGACGTGGTCTTCAGCTTCCCAGGCAAGATTGGCGATGCCATCCTTCAGTTCCCAGTTGCCTACCAGTGGCACAAGCAGACTGGAAAGACGTTCTCTTGCTGGCTAGACGAAACGAGTCTCAAGCCCCTTGAAAGACTGTTCTCTATCCAGCCATGCGTGGGCGGGGTTGAGTTCAAGGCCGGGATTGAGCACTACATGTGCGGCGGTCAGCCGTGGCACTTCAACCTCCAGACCGCCGATTACGCCGGGAAGACCGTCTATCACCTGGGGTTCAGGGGATTCCCGCAGAGACAGATCACGCTCGAGACCGCCGAGAACGCGAAGCTGCCGGTGAAGATCGACATGAAGGCGCTTGCCACGGAGCCTTGCTTTGTTCTGCCTGCCGAGTCGCCGCCGCCGCTGCGCTTAGTACTTCACGGCCAGCCGATCTGCCCACACACGAGGNGCACGCCCGGTTTCTGGAAGTTCCTCTCTTCGATTGCCCCGGAGGTCGAGCACCTGTTTGATGAGGTCCTATTCGTGGGCAANGAGCGGGATTGCGAGGTTGGGGTACGCACGTACCCAGAATGGGGTCGGTTTGACGACGGTGGAGACTTGGCGAATGTAGCGCAGTTGATTGCTAACTCCACGTGCGTAATAGGGTGCGGATCCAGCATGGCGGCGCTTGCCAGCGTTCTGAAGGTGCCGACGATCAGGGTTCATGACCCGATTGGCAACGCGTCGAAGACTGTCTGGAGTGGCCTCGGAGACAACCAACTGAACGACACGGAGGTAGAACTGCGGCGCTCCTGGCCTGAGTTCAGAGAGCGGTGGCTTAAGCCCGTTGTCGCCCCGGCAGAGGAGAGTCTGGCATGAGCGACTCCATCGGCTCTCTTATCGACAAGTTGATCACGAACAATACAAAATTGTGGTTCGTCCAGGGTAAGGTTCACCAGGCCGCTCAGTCCGGACAGGGCCTGGACGCGGACACGGTAGCGAAGCTCCACGCGCTAAACCTGCAGCGGAACGCCTTGATTGCCGAGATTGACGAAGCCATAGCCAAGGCCTTATCGTCTGGCGAGGTTGTTGCAGAGCCCAGGATCAAGTTAACGGACTAGGAGAGGAGGTCAGGGATGGCCCGACAGAGCCCAAGCCTCCACAGGGGCGGCTAGGTGGCAAGCCCCTATCCCGCCATGCCCGGCGCTCGTCCGGCAAACCCCACTCGCGAGCGCATCTCCGAGGAGCGGGTCATAGAGCTGGTCGACTCGCGCCGCAAGGATTCCCTCGACTACAACCGCAGCGTCTTCGGCCGGCTACAAGGCTACTACGACGCCTACCGCGGCCACTGGCTTGGGAAGACCGCCCAGTTCCGCAACAACATTACCATGCCTTTCATCTTCGCGATGATCCAGTCGGATGTCGCGCGCAAGGTGCAGACGTCCTTCGGCACCTGGCCGATTGTTCAGTTCGAGGGCTACGCGCCCGAGGATTCGGCCCGCGCCAAGCGGAACGAGGTCTTGATCTCGGCGCAGATGAAGGACGCCGACTCCGTCATGAAGGCGGTGGACTTCTGCCTTCAGGCCGACATCTGCGGTACTGGAGTGGCGCGCTGGGGTTGGAAGAACATCACGCGGCGCAACCGCTACCGCAAGCTCGAACAGGTCGGCCCTGGGCTTAGGGTACCCGTGATGTACGAGGACAACGCCGAGATCTTCAACGGCCCCGACTGGGACGTTGTCGATCGGTTGGACTTCTGGCAGCAGCCTGGGCGCAAGCGCATTCCCGATATGGACTGGGTCATCCATCGCTACTGGCTCGACTGGGACAACATGATGGATGACGCCAACAGCGAGTATCCGTATTTCGACAAGTCGGCAGTCGTTCGTCTCCAGAACTTCCCCCTCGGCTCCTCGGCGCACGACGAGTGGACCCAGCGCCGGGTCTCCTTCCGCAACGAGTACGACTACGCCGCACGGATCAAGGAGCGCTTCGCCAAGCCGGTCGAGATCTGGGAGATGCACGGACTAGTGCCCTCNGAGTTCGCGATTGGCGGGATGCGCCACTTGTGCGTGGCNATCGGCAACGAGCGCGTAGTGCTCAAGTACCGCGAGGGGCCGATGCCGAACCAGACCAAGCCGTTCGGCGCCTACTCGCCGATGTCCGACCCCTACAGCTTCGATGGACCAGGCAAGGCCGAGATCGCCTTCGGCCCGCAGCGCACGGCCGACCGGCTAAACAACCAGCGGCTGGACGCTATTGACCACATCATTGACCCGCAGTACGTGGTCGCCAACAGCGCCAACCTCAACACGCAGAACCTCTTCTCGCGAGCCGGCAGGATCATCCTGGTTGATGGAGACGCGAGCGAGAACACGTTCCGAGCGATCTCCCCGGACATGCGCGGGCTCCAGATCGGCTCCGACGAGATCGGCCGCCTCTTCCAGATGATGCAGCTGGGCACGGGCGAGACCGAGGCGATTCTTGGGCTTGCCGGGCAAAGCAGAGAGACGGCGAGGGGCTTCCTAGGAAGGCAAGAGAACGCGTTGACACGGCTCTCCCTGGAGTCTCGGCTCCTAGAAGAGGGTTTCGTGGAGCCCCTCGCCAACGCATTCCGGCTGATGGACAAGCTCCTTCTGCCGCTTCCGCACGAACTCAAGATCCTAGGGAGCCTCGCGACAACGAATCCGGTGACTGGCCTGCCCTATCTGCCCGAGAACATTCAGGTTGACTATGACGACCTGGCGGCAGATTATAGGGCGAGAGCGGTCGGAGCCTCCCAGATGATGGGGCGCGGTGTCAGGCAGCAGAATCTTCTTGGTCTGCTCCAGATGATGTCGACCAACCCGACGCTCATGCAAATCGTCAACTGGGCGAACTTCGCCCGACAGGCCTTTGAACTCTTCGACTTCAAGAACGTGAACGAACT